CTTCTTTGTATTCAAGTCGCTTTGTAATAGCCATTAGGAACGTCCTCCAGACGAAACAGGTTCAGGCGTAGTTTTGAGCCGTTGCGGGCTGCGTTTAGGTAAAATAAAATCCATTCATTCGCATAACAACATTGCTCCCTTCGTTGATATCACTTGTGCTAAAGCTGGTGAAATTATTGCCACTACCACTTGAGGAATAATAAATTTGAAAATAATCTTCTCCTCCTTGCAATTGACCTGACAAGCTGTAGTGGGCAACCGTGCTATCTACACCTGTAATCATAAAATATCCGCACATTGCCACTTGATATACGCTAGCGCCAAACCCTCCTACATACGGCAATCCATGCATCCACAAACTAGACCCAGCACTGTTCCAAGCGCTTGTTGCAATTCTAATGTCGAAATATACAACTCTACCTATTTTTGTGTAATTGCCTTGTTGCCCAGTGTAGGTCGGTGAAGGCGAAGTATATGGTGTAGAACTTCCCCATTTTGGAGTAAACGTGCCCTCTTCATAATCGCTAAGAGCGTTTACAGCAGCCGTGTCGTTGCCGAAGCAAAGGCCATCGGTTGTAATTCGGGCCCGTGTGTCATTACCAGCGCCAAGAACAACATGTCCAGCAGTTTCTTTATTGAAAACATACAAATGGTTATCGTTCCAAAACGAAATATGTGCTCCGTCACTTGATGTGTGCCCACTGGTGGCGGTTGTCAATCTGAATTGACTTCCAGTGCTACCTGCCTGGCGTAAATGCAGGGTTGCAGTGTCGTAAACAGTGCTTGTCGGTACAGCGGCGCCGCCAACGCCAACATTTCCTGCGCTATTAACCGTTGCGCGTGCCGTTCCGCCGGTAACAAGGCTTAGCTCATTCGTTGCACATTGCAGGCCGGTGTCAGCATCATCGCCTGCATAGCCGGGCGCAGCTGCTGTGTTTGTCCCGTTGATTTTTACAGTCATGGCTAGACGATGGTCCAGGTAGAGCCTGACGGCACCGTGATTGTGGCGCCAGTGTTGACAGTAAGCGGGCCTGCGCTAATGACGTTTTTACCGCTGCCAATAGCGTAAGTGGTGGTAATCGTATTGTCATGCTCCAGGGCCCATGTGTCGGAGCCTCCGCCCGTTGCGCCTCCGCCGATGCTGCCCCAGGCAGTGCCATAGCCCTCAAACTGGTTGAGGGTGCTGTTGTACCTGATTCGACCCGAGCTTGGACTGGCATCGCGTTGCGCAGTCGTGCCAACTGGAAGCACGGCTGATTGAGACGCGCCAGTGATTTGCACCTTTTCTGAATCCAGCTCTTGCAGAGCTGCCTGCACGTTGGTTGCTGCAATGTTGCCAACAGCAGAAGACGTGACTTCGCTTGCGTTTGCTGCAGCGGCAAGCTGCCAAGCTGAGCCGTCGTAAACCTTGAGGCGGTTGCTCGTTTGGTTAAAAACCAAGTCGCCTTCGTCCAGGTCAATGCTGGGGTCAGAAGCTGCAACGCGGTAACGCGCTAAGAAGTCATTGATGTCATCGCTGAGCTGTTTTACGTCAGCCTCTTTAGCAATGAGCTTGTGATAGGTGTAAGTGTTGGAGGTTGTAGTGGTCTGCACTTGCAGGCCCAGGCCGGCGCCCAATGTGGTGCTTTGCAGGCTGCTGGGGAACCCATTGATTGTGACTACGGCGCCGCCAGTGGTGCGCCCAGTTACGCTTACGCCGCTGCTGTTGACTACAACACCACCTGCATCAGCAATCGACACCACCGTGCCAGCGTTGTCGCTGGGGTCAGGGTTGGTTGTTGGGAAGCTGGTTTCGTTTGGAATGGCGACAAAGCCGCCCAGGGCGTTAAGCAAACCAGCCACAAACGTGTTGACCGCTGAGCTGGTTGGAATGTCGTTGGTGCCGGTAGGTGTCAGCGTGCTGCTGACCGTCTTGCTAGTCAGCTGGTTCAGGTCTGCCGTCGTGGCGGCAAGTCCAGTAAGCTTGTTGAGTTCGGCAGTGCTACATGTTGCGCCGTCAAGCTTGTTTAGCTCAACAGTGCTAAGCGTGGCGCCATCAAGCACCTGCACTTCTGACTGAATTAGATCGGCAAGGGCAGATGCTGTAGCCAAAGACATTGTGGCTAACTCTGTTAGCTCTGTGTCAAGCGGTTGTTTGCCGTCAATTTGGCTTTGAATTGAAGAAGTAACGCCGTCAACAAAGTTCAACTCTGTTGTCGTAGCCGTAAGTCCAGCCAGCTTGTTAATTTCAGCAGTTGACGCTGTAACGCCATCCAGCTTGTTTAACTCTGTTGTGCTAAGCGTGGCGCCGTCAAGCTTGTTTAGCTCGTTCGTGGAAACGGTTGCCCCGTCAAGGATTTGGACTTCTGTGCCTGTTAAATCAGCCAGAGCACTTGCAGTGCCTGACGACATAGTCGCCAGTTCTGTCAGCTCAGCATCTACAGGCTGCCTTGTTGTGTCGACGTAGTTCTTGGTTGCTGCGTCTTGCGCGTTAACTGGATCATTAACGTTGATAATTTTTTTATTTTGCGCGTCTTGGCCAGTCAGCGTGGACTGCATGTTGTCCTGCGCTTCGTCGTCTCGCTCTTGGAGCAAAAACAAAAATTGCTTGTTCGACGTATCAAGGTCGTCAGCAATGAGCGTCGACCCGTCGGTGTAGTCGACAAGCGCAGCGTTAAGGCTTGATCGCCTTTGCACCACCACGTTTACGCCAGTCTTCGGCGCACCTGTTGCCTCTTGCGTTGCAGTTGCTGACGCCAGCGTGTCCATAACCACCTTTTTGGGGTTAGTAGACGTGTCAACCGTAAAAGCAGTTGTCGCAACCTCGTTGAGAGCCACTTCGATGTGACTCTCCAAGATGTACGCAAAGGAGATGTTGAACTCCTTAGTCGAGCCGTTGCCCGTGTATGAGTCCTTTGCGAACGGCATTACTGGGTTCCGACTGCTTGAATAAAGTTACCAACCTCTTGGGTTAGACGCCCACTGCCGGGCTGTGCTGCGCCAGCGTCGGCAAGGTCTCTTTCGATAACAGCCCGGCTTGCAGCAGCAACTTCTCGATCGTTTTGCTCCTTGAGTTCACTCAAGTAGTTTTGCTCTGCTTCGTCTTGCAGCCGCTCTCTGTGCGCGTCCAGAAAGAGTTGGCCACGCTCAGTCGTGTAAAGCCACTCCCTTACAGCAGCCTCTCGGTACTGCTTAAACACTGCGTTAACCATGCCTACCCGCGGGCTTTCCTTGACCTCGCCTTCGGGCCCATACCGTCGTGCGGTGTATGACCTGTATTCGGCGCTGCCAGGGCCAAACATCATGTTGTGCAGCTTTTGCTCAAGAGTCATGCCGTCAATCTTGATGCTTGCGCCAATCGCGGTGACGTCATGCACGTCTTGGTAGACCAACCGCAAACCTCGCGCCTGGAAGTTGTTGAGGTTCAGAATTTTGCCGTCGACCTGTACGCTCATGTTTGACCGCGTGTAGAAAACGATCGGCTTAGGCGTGTGCTTTTGCAGCTCGTACAGCTCCTTGTGAACAGGCATGTCGTCATTGCCGGGCACCGTGCGGAACGCTGCACCAGGTGACAGCTGCTCAATAGTTGCTTGCAGCCATGGGTTGCCTTCAAACAGGTCAAAGAAGTCAAAGTCAGGCGTTTGCGCCTTCATGACCGGGAAGCCAGTAATCGGATCAAGAACAGCTGGC